GAGGCGGGAACGCCGGTCTGACCGGACAGGTAGAAGGCGCGCCGGTTGCCGCCGGTCGGCCCGGAGACGAACCACGGCGCGTCCCCGTCGTTGGTGCCGGTGGGGAAGCAGATGCCGGGGGAGGTGCCGAAGCCCCGGGCGATCGCGGAGACGTAGACGAACCTGCCGGTCTGCTGTGCCGGGATCGGGCCGCCGGACAACAGGTCCCCGCGCCACCCCGCGCCTGTCCACAGGGAAGCGTCGTCCACAGTGGTATCGATCAGGCTCCCGGAGTCGTCGTAGATCGCCAGGCAGTTCGGGCCGGACGTGCCGTCGTGGTTGCCCGCCGCCGTCCGGACGGCGATCCACAGCCCGTCGATCTCACGCCCGGCCGGAATCCAGACCCGGGCGAAGTGCATGATGCCATTGCTCAGAACTGACGTACCGGACGGCATGGGCCGGTAGCTCGCCCCGACGAAGCCGTACCCCTCCAGGAGCGGGTACACGTCGGGCTCCATGGGGCCGCCGGAGCCACCGCCGGACGGCGGGGCCGCCCACTTCAGGCCGATGGTCTGCGACGAGTCAGCCGTGAGCACATCCCCGTCGGTCCCGGCCGGAAGCCGGGTCACCGCGCCGGGGCCGGTGGCAACGAGGATGTCACCCTTGTCTGTGACAGTGCTTGCCGGGATCGCGCCGATCGACGCCGGATCGTGGCTGTGGCTGCTGTCCCCGGTTACCTGTGTGTAGCCGACCGTGACCACGTCGGTCCGCCGTTCGGTCACCGCGACGGTGCTCGTGATCTCCACAATGTCCGGGCCGCTCACGTGGTCACCTCCGGGGAGACGTGGAACCGCCCCTGAAGAAGCCGGGTCACGGCTACGGGGACAGGGCCTTCGTCCGTCAACTCAAGATCGTAGACCCCCTCGGACCACGTCCAGCCCTCCGTGTCGGTCGCCGACGCGATCAGCCGGATCGTTCCGGACGACCCACCCAGCACGATCGACCCGTCGCCGGAGTCGAACTCGTGGAGCACGGTCCCGCCGATTCGGTCCCGGATCTGCATGCGCGCACTGAAGCCCGAAACGTTGATCGGGCTCCCCGTGTGATCCTTCCAGGTGATCGTTCGATCGAACGTCGCGCCCTGATCGGCGTGGAANTCGTACCGTCCGGCCACNCTCCACCTCTCTCGTCGTATACGGAGCGTGAACACCCTCTAGACGGCCCTGAGAGCCCCGCAGACGGGTTGAGGGGTGGTTGTGGTACAACTACCCTCGGACCCTTCTGTTCGTCGTTTTCGCAGATGAAAGGGGTTATGGTCACGGGTGCCCGGTGGCCGGAACCCGGCCTTCCGGACGTGACCATAACCCCTCCCCCGTCGCTTAGCGTGACCTCCGGGCCGCCCTGTTCGCCGCTTTGCGATCTTCCTCATCCATCAGGTCCGCCTGACGCACGAAGAACAGGAACGTCTCCACGTCCAGGTCTGCCATGTCCTTATACGTCAGACCGAAACGGCTCCAGAACTTGGCGGCGTAGGCACGGCACTGGGCTTCAAGGCCGCCGCGCTCAGGTGGCCATTCGTCGTCCCACCACTCGCGGCGGGCTCTGCCGTGTCCACGGACGGAGCCGGGAGCGGCTTTCCCCGGCTCTCCACCTCCTGGGCCGCCGCCTCCTTGATCCGGTCTTCCTCATCCTTCGTCGGGATGATCTCCAGGTCTGACACCGGATCGATGTCCAGCGTGTCCCAGGAGAGCTTTCGCCCGTGCCGCGCCGCGAGCGTGCAGACGAGCGCGATCACCGCGTCTGGGTCCAGTTCGTCCAGGGCTTCGATGAACTTCCTGGTGGTCCACCCGGTCCGCTGCTTAATCCAGCGGCCCTCCTGGGTGGTGGGGGAGCCTGACCAATCGAACTCGTGCACGACGGTGGAGCCGTCGTCACGCCGTTCCCGCCACTTGACGATCATGCTCGAAGATCCTTTCTGATCTGCTGAATGGCCACTTCCGCCGCCTGGGCCGCCTTCACCTCGAACGGCCGGAGCGTGCGGTAGAAGTACTTGTGGCCGCGCTGGGTCACCCATGTGTCATAGTCGCCGAAGACGGGGTGCCGCCATCGCGTGTAATACCGGACGCCCTCCATGTACGCCGGGAGATTCTCCCGGCCGGACGGCATGGCCCGCGCGTCCAGGAAGATGAACGCCCCGGTGTACTGGCGTGAGGTATCCACGTTGAACTTGACGGCCCGGATCATCTCCGACCGTAGGCTGGTCTGCCGCCCGCCGCGCGAACCCCGATTCCGGGTCTTGGACGGGATGCCCCGGATCTTGGCCCGGACCTTGGTCAGCGCCGGACCTTCGATCTTGGACAACTCACGTCGGATGATCTTGTCCCACTCCGGCTGACGAGCGTACTTCTGCAAGATTCGCTGAATCTCGCGAAGTTCCGCCTCCGACTTGGGATCGATCGGAGTGGCCGAACGGCGACGCGGCGGCATGACCGGCCCCTACGACGTGGCCCGGGTGAGCGTCCCGGAGCCCGGCCACGACACGGACGTGGTCGCCAGGTCACCGACCGACCCGTCCAGCGGGTTGTACTCGCTCACGAGCACGTTGCCGGTGAACTTCGGGTTGGTGGCCGACACCGAAGACGAAGTGGGCCGGACCTCCACCGCCACGACCGTTCCCAGGAGGGGCCAGATCGTGTCGTCCACCTCCGACGAAGCGAAGTCCTGGTTGAATTCGATGTCGAGACTCCAGTCCTTCAGGCCGCCGATCCGGGAGCGGAACGTGCTCCCCATGGCAGTGTCTTCCAGGTCTTCAGCCTCCACGTTGATCGTGACGGACCTGACGTGGTCCGACAGGTCCACGCTGTTGATGCTGACGTACGCGTCCGTGAACGCGAAGGTGGCCATGCGTTCATCCCTCCTATGACCCGATCCCGATNGCTCCGGCGATCACGAAGCTCCCCGTGACCGCGTCTACGTTGAAGCGGAAGTGCGTGTCCGTGATCGGCCCGGGAACCCGGNCGGCCCAGGTTCCNCCGGCCGACGTGACCGGCCCCAGCGTGGCGACGGTCGTGGGGCCGCCGAAGCTCCCGTCCACGTCCGACTCCACGTCCACCGTGATCGTGGTCCCGGCGCTGAACACGTGGAACGTGGCGTAGAGGAATTGGTCCGCGCCGACAGCACCCAGGTTCACCGGTGTCCCCGTGGGTCCGGTGGAGGAGACGGTGGCCTTCCCCTTGGCGATCTTGCCCCGGATGAGGCCCTGACCGTCCGTGCCCTGAGCGGAGATGGAGAACGGCGTGGCCTCCCCGACCGCGCCGAACATCTCGTAGGAGAAGATCCCGGCGCGGAACATGTACGCCGTGGCACCCTCCGCGTCCTCCGGCGCGACCGTGACGACCCGGTTCCGCNCGCCCAGAGCGGAGAACAGCTCCGGGTCCACGGTGCCGGTACCGGCCTGCCAGAAGCCCGACACGTCCATGGAGACGGACNTCAGNCCGCCGATCCGGGAGCGGAAGCTGGAGCCGAAGGTGGTCACCTCCAGGTCCTCCACCTCCGAGTTGATCGTGACCGAGTTGGAGTCGCCGGACAGGTCGTATCCGCCCGCCCAGATCACGGCGTCCGTGAGCGCGAACGTGCTCATCACTCGTCACCCCCGTCCGGCTCCGGGTCGGCCTTCGCGGCGCGCCGGGCGGGCTTGGGCCGGACCTCACAGATGTGACCACCCGCGATCAACGCCGTGATGTTGGCCCCGGCCTCCCGGAGGTCGTCTTCGCTGATCTCTTCACCGTTCCGGCGTCCGGCCACGGAGCGGAACCCGATCACCCGGAACCGCCGTCCGCTGTCAGCCACCTTGATCTCCTAACTCGACTTCGCGTGGACGATGAGCCGGAGTCGGGCTCCCAGGTGCTCCACGTCACCCAGCGGGAACCGCGCCCCGTACTCCAACATCTGGGCCACGTGAGCGTCGCAACCGGGCAGCCCCAGATTCCGGCGCTCGAACAGCGCCCGCCGGATCGACTTCGGCCCGCCGCCTGACACGTACTCGTCAAGTTCATCCTGGCGAAGCCCCATGTCGTTGGTGGACGTAAGCACCATCAGATCGAACTCGTAGGTGTCCACACCCCGGCCCATGGCCACGTCGTACTCCGTCTGGAACGGGATCACGAGCGCAGCGGGAAGCACCGGGACGTAGTCCGGCACCGTGGGATGGACGGTGAGCGACGGAATCAGGTCCTCCAGCGTCGTCTTGAGCGCGTGGCGGATGTCCGACAGCTCAGGCATCACGCCCACCCCCTGACGTAATCATGGAGAAGATCGTAAACGTCCGGGTCCTTGCGCGTGATCCGGACGGGGCCGAACTCCCCGAACCCGGCCACGCCGAACACCGCGTCCTTGCGCTGGAACAGGCTCGCCGCCTTCAGGATCGTGGCTGCGCGGACCGCGTCCGGCACGTCCGACCANCCGAACTTCGCCGTCACCCGGAGATTCCGCGCGCGACCCACCGGGCGGGGGATCGNCCCGTCGATCATCTCNATCCGCCACCACGCGTGCGCCGCATCCGGGATGTCCGGCCACAGCACGAAGTCGGAGTCCAGTGTGAGCGCCGACCACGAGCCGGGGCCGCCCACCTCCACGACGAGAGCGCCCGTCTCGGAGATGTCGTCTACCCATGCCACGTCCGGGTACGGCGCGACGTAGGACTTCGTCGCCGGGACGGTGTCCTGCCAGAACCGACGCCCGCAGTGAGCGTCAACGGCACGGGAGGCGGCCGAGATCGGTCACACGATGACCTACGCGGCCGATTACGGC